ATGGCTGCTGCGGTAGTCCCACTGCCGCGCTCCACACCAAAAGGCTCACCATATGCGCCTGTTCGGCCCACTACAGGCGCGCTCTGCTTGTCCTTGAAGCCTGGTGAGCCTTCCACATTCGTCCGGAAGGCCTTCAAACTCTGTTCAGAATTCACCACCTTGAATTTTCCATCGCCCGGGACATCAAACGTGATGTACCCAATTTGGCGCGATGCCTTCTCGATGGCATCGGCCTTGAGCCGGTCAAATTCCTTCTCGGCCCGATTGATTCCAGATTGCCCAAGGCGCTTGATGTCAGCCGTCGCAATAAACTTGCGTGCCTGCGCCTCCCGAAGTTCCCGCACCGGGTCGGCACTCTCTCCAGGTGCGTTGGCAATTGCCTTGTCAATTTCACCCAGCAACCATTTGCGCATTTCGCTGGGCTTCTTGTCTTCGTGTTGCGCCGCCTTCTGCATGGACTTGCCAACCTCTTCCGGTGTGGCAATTGCTGGAGCCTGCCCGTCATCGGAGTGCACAGCTACACCTTGCAGCTTATCAATGCGGTCCTTGACGTGCAATTTCACTGACAGCAGTGTGCCGGTGATTTCATCAGACTCCAGCGCTGCGGAACCCTTGTGGTACTCAATTTGGTACACCCCATTGGATGGGTTCTGCACGGTTGCCCAGTACGCGCCGCCATGCGGGTTGTAGCCGTACACCGGGCGCTGCGTGATGTTGTTGATGCGTTCACTCCATCCGCCTGTATGCTCTTCACGATCTTGGTTCAAGCTGGCAAGGTGCTCCGCAATGGGGACAGCCTCATATTTTTCCGTATTCAGGGCTTCCACCTTCTTAGGGTCGAATGTCTCCATGACCACAGCGCCTGTGGACTTGTCGCGGATCACCCAACTCGCTGGCTTTCCTGTTGCGTCAGTCGATACCGGAACGCGAGAACTTTCCGAAGTATCTGCAGATTGCGCCAATTTCCCAGCATCCAGAGAATCCGCTTTCTCGTATAACGCCGTGGCCTTGCGCGCCTTTTCCATGGCCCGTTCGCGTAGGTTGCGATCAGCAGTTGAATGAATCGGTTGACCAGCAGGAATGCCGTCCAGCATCCTTCTGGATTCTTTCATTATTTTCTCTGCCTCACGGCGCAGTGCTATTGCCTTATCGACTGGCGCGCTCGGGTCTATGCCAACTGAACGCAAAGCGGCATCAATGGCAGATTCAGGCTTGCTGACATCTGCCGAATATTCCTGCGCCACATCAGGCGCTAACTTGGCAATCTGCTCAATAATGGCGCTGCGCTTGGCCTTCGTTTCTTCCAGCACCTGGGTCGTCGCCCGGTAGTAATCGTTATTGGCATTGGTGGTCTTGAAGCCCTTGGCCTCTGCGATTTTCTCAATCGCGCGGGCTTCGGCATCGGTCAACCCGATTGCAGCCTCAAAACAGCCTTTTGTCTTAACGGTGGAACGCGCCATGGAAAAACCCCTGTGTGACTAACGTAACCAGCAGCTCGGCGGCTATCTGGTCTTCCTGATGAATAACTGACAAATCCGATGCGTCCTGCACCCAGTCGCGCGTGGACTTGAACCCCATCCCCTCCACCACGCCGGCAACCGGTGGCAGGGAGCCAAATGCGGAGCCGAAGGCACTGCTCCAGCTTTGCCCCCATGCGCTTGCCATTTATGGGCCCCATGGGTCGGCTGCTGACCCCGATCCCGTGAGCGCCTGGCCTTTGATCTGTACCATGTTTGCAGGGATGATGGATGCCATGAACTGGGCCAAGACCGCCGCAGGCGTTGCAGACACAGCCGACTGAATCGCTGTCACCTGGGTTTGCTGCGCGTTCGTCCAGGCGCCGGTTGAGCGGTGTCCGGCGTAGTAGAACGCCTCTCCAGGGTAGGAATAGGTGTAACTGCCGTCGTTGTAGGTGGCCTCAAACTCCACCCAACCATTCATCACCGTTGTCAACACATCGCACCTGTATAGGCCCGGCTGATTGACGGCACTGACCTCGTTCAGCACCTTGGTTGGCGTGGTCGGTGACGCCTTGAACGTGGAGTCGCTGAAGTCAAACCGGTAGCCTGTAGCCGGGTCGCAGATCGTCAACGCAACCGTTGTCAGGCCGGTCAACGCGGCTCCGGTGGTCTTGTGACGCACGCGAACCGAAAACTGTTCGGTGACGACAGGCGTGCTGGTTGAAACAGCCACGATGTTGTTGGCCTGCGCCACCGCCACGGCAGAACTGGACCTGAACGTGACGGCAGCCGCAACAGCGTTATCGTCCTGGGTGAATACAGGCTGGAAAACAGGGCTGTTTTTGGCCGCGGTAATGGCTACCGTGTTGTCGGCCTGCGTCACCGCAACGCTGGCAGCAGTAGCCCGGAACGCGGCTACAGCAACCGTATTGTCGGCCTGCGTCCAGGCGATGGTCGATGCATCTGGCGTCGCAATCGTCGCCGTCACGGTACCCATTGACAGCGTTGTGCTGTTGTTGGCCCCGGTGTTGTAGGACTGAACTACATTCAGGTATTGGAACGCGGCCTTATCCGGCGTGCCGTTATCGTGCAGCGTCAGGGATACCGTGCTGCCGACCTGGGTTGTAAATGCGGGGTCGCTGAAAACCTTGACGTACAGCGTGCCATAAGTGCCTACATACGTGTCGCGGTTCACCTGAATGAAGTACGGCGTGTTGGTCGAAAGCGTACTGCTGGCAGACGAAAGGTACTCGGTGGCACCGGTGACCTCGCGCGCCTTGAGTGAATAGGTCGATCCGCTGATCCAATTCAGCGCGATGCCTTGCAGGTCATTTGTGTTGTTGGCGTGGCCCAGCGTATTGACGCAGGACAACAGGTTCAGCATCTGACCTGAACCCGATGCAAAAGCACTCACATTCAGCGTAGCGCGGAAGGTGTAATCTCCGCTGATATTCCCCGCCGTGTAATCTTTGTACAGGTACGCCGTCTCGTTCGTATTCAGCGTGGTGAACGTAGCGCAATCGGCGTAGCTGGCGATTCGATTGCTGGGGTCCACCTCGGTGAACCCCGTCAGCGCCAATCCAGTCGGCACAGAGTAGAGCGTGATATTGGCGTTCGTTCCAGTCAGTACACCAGAACCTGCGGATCCATTGGACTGGACCGGGTAGAAATAGCGGTAATTCGTCGCAGCCGGGCGCTGCACGATGCCACTGGTGACCAATGTTGTGCGCCCAGAGTCGCTGTAAATTTCAATGAAGACGGCGCCATACTGGCCAAGTCCTGCGAGTATGCCGACACGGTAGTAATACGTCGTGCTGGTTGAGAGGTTTCCGCACTGCAGGTAGGCGTCAGTTCCGCCGTTTCTATTCCAAACATACGTGTTCAGCGCCGTCGTGTACTGGAGTACGATGCCCGACAAATTGGTTGCCGACGCAAACGGTCCAAGCTCGTTTCCATAGCAAAACAGCAGCGTGCCAGCAGATGTGCCGAAACTTACATTCAGTTCACCCTCAAAATACTGGCTTCCGGCAAAGAATCCCGCGGTGAAGTCTTTGTATGAGTAAGCTGTTTCAGCGTATCCGAGATTGGAAAAAGTCTCGGTCGTTGACGTGCGGCTGATCCGACTATTGGTATCAACTTCTGAATACGTGCTTAAATCTTGGATGGTCATGGTAGTGAAATTCCGCTGCCGCTATTCCAAAGGAAATCCAGATCGTCCTGGTTCGGTATGCCGTCAGCGATGCCCCAGGCGTTCAAAACACCTTCAAATTGGTTGTCCGGGTACGCCCCAAACACCAATTTCTGGGCTGACGTCTGCGGCGTAGCTGGCCCCGCGGCGGATGCCTGAGATGCGGAGTGATCGACGTCAATATGGATGGTGTTCGCCACCTTGTTGAACCACACTACAACCAGATGGAAACTCGTGGTGTCGGTGAAAGCAACGGATACCGTAGCAAGCTCACGACCAAAAACGAACGACAGTTGGTTTGCGTAAAGTTGCACATACCAGTCCGTTGACGGGCCCGTCATCCCAGTAACGCCGGCGAGGATTTGATTTGCAAAGTAGTTCGTGTCGGTAGCCTTGAACCACCCCCACACGACTTTGCTGTTGTTGCCAATGCTGACGTCAGCATTTACCGTCAATTCAGCCCGGCTAGCCCCGAGGGTCGGATAGCCTGGGTCGTAATCCCATCCGCTGATTTTCGCCGGGAAGTTGTACCCACGGTTTCGATTGAATTTTGAGCCGCTTCCGATCTTCGCTGCCACGGGCGCGGGCTGCAGACGCTCGTACATCACTTCTGGTGCGCGCGCATCCGTCCAATGCGATACCGTGTTTGCGTCCTGGTCATACTCACCGAACAGACAGTACCAAGTCCCAACGGCCGGAGAACCGAGCGCATTGTCAAACAGGATCAGGCCTGCGTTCAGGTGCTTGCCGGAACCGCCATCGAAGTCGCAGGCAAAGCGGTCTGCCGCGCTGTTGTCGTAAGCCAGGTTCAAGCCGGAATCGAACCCATTCGATAGCTGCACCCAAAATCCTTGCTGGCTGCTGGATTTGGCATTCAGCTTCACCCAGATGACAACCGTGCAGGTCTGCTGGCGCCAGGCCAGATCATCCCCCGGGCTCGTTTTGCTGAGGATGGTCCCGGATGGCAACTCTGTTCCGTACCCCACACCGAACGGTCCCGCCGTGCGCACTGTGGTGCCTCCAGAAGCCGTCAAGTCGTTTCCGCGCCCGGTGGCATCCGCGTAGGTCGTTGACCCGCCTGGCTCGTCAAGTGGGAAGTAGGCTTTGGCGTCCTGGAGCGAGGTCGTGGTGCTGAACGGCCAGCCTTCGCCACCAGCGATGGCCGCCTTTTCAGTTGGCGTCAGCACGCGCTCCCATCTACCGGCTTTCGCCAGAGACGCCAGGCCGACCTGCCCACCCTCGCTGTTGGCGCCCAGGACAAACTTGTTTGTTGACCTCGTGATCCGGATGTACGGAGTCAGGTCGTTGCCGCGCCCCGTGGAGTCAACCAGAGTTACGGCGTCATGCGCGTCACCAAAAGGCCAAAAGGCCTTGGCATTGGCCGCAATGGCACTAAACCCTGTAGGCGGCCCCTGGCGGCGACGCGGCAGCAGGAACATTACGCATTTCCGCAGGTGATGCCGAACGCAGTCACAGAGCAGGTGATGCCGGAGGTGATGGAGGTAGAGTTGATTGTCACCTCCTGGCCGCTGGTGCCCACGCCCAGGTCCATGACGATGGTGGTGCCATCGGACTTGAACAGGCGCGCCCAGGCAGCGGTACCAGTCGCCGCTGCACTGACATCGGCTGGCAACGTCGGAGACAACACGCCACCAGATGCTGCCGGTGCAAACGGCGACCCCATTGTGAATGTGGCCAGTACAGTTCCTGCGGCGCCACCTGTTGCGGGCCGTGTTCCGGCGTAGATAACGAGTTTTCCGCCATTTCCGACTGCCGTTGTGATGGCGTCAAGTTGGGCGTTGCGAAGAGCGGCGGAATATCCTGCGGACATAAAGTTCTCCTATGAATTTTTGTGCAATGGTGTGGCGTGAATCGCCTTGATGGTTCCGTTTGGGAAGCGCTCAAACTCAAAGGTCCATGGGATGGCTGCGGCAGCAACTGGTGCCTGAACGGTCACACTGGGCGCTTCGACGTGGACCGTAGGTGCCGGAACGTGCACGCTTGCAGGCTGCACGCTAACCTGGGGCGCCGGCATGCCAGACACATCCAGTGGCCGGCGCGCAAGCTCTACGACCTGCTCCAGAAGTTTGCGGGTTGCCTCATGCACGTCAGGTGCAGTAGTGGACTGAATCCCGCCATCTTCCTGGCTGCTTTCGTCTGCAGTTTCGTCGGCTGGGCCTTGGGCGATCAGGCTTTTAAGCTGCTCCCGGGCTTTGTCGCGGTCAGTCACTGCAAGTTGTTCTGCCATTGCGTTACTTCAAACAGTTCAGTAAAGCCTCATGGCGTTCGATCTTGGAATCCAATTCCGCAATCTTGGCCTTGGCTGCGTCCAGTACATCCCTATCCTCTTGGGCAATAGGAGCGTCTTCAATTTGGGAGGATTGGATAGTGTTTGACGCCTCCTGGGAAGGCAAACTATCCGCAGCGTTTTGGGCGTCTTCAATCTCTTGGGCCAAGGCCTTTTGCTGGCTTGTGCCCGCAGTGCTATCGCTTGGTTCAACCTGTTCACTTCCAGCGTCTTTTTGCACAGGTTCGGCGGTCGTGTCTACTTTTGGCTGGCTTTTCGACAGGTCTGCATCCTGCGCCGCCGCACTCGCCGCAGCATCCGCTGCCTTGATGTCGGCCACCAACTCGGGCACCTTCTTCATCTTGCGGTTGGCGCCGCGCAGGGAAATGCCCATGGCCTGCGCAATCTTGCTGGCCGAACCGTAGTTCTTGTCCCAGTTTTTTGGGCGCTTGCTGGATTCGGTAGCCTGGGGTAAACTGTCAGCAACTGGTCGTGTATCCGGAGAATCAGCTGCCGGGTTTGCCGCTTCTGCGGTTAAAGGATGAGGGGAATTCACAGCTTGTTCTGTGCGCTGCTGTCCCTCCGGCCAGTTATCCTTTAAGTCACGCGCCGCTTTTAATGATCGATCTGGCGCGGTCATGATGGTCACGATGTCGATAAACCCATCGCTGACCTCAACTTCAATTTCCACTTCCACAGTGGCAACATGGCTTTTCGGCTTGGATTCGCCAGGCGTTTGTTCACCGATTTTTACCAGCAGCGCGCGTTTGTGCGGGTGCTTGTGATCCGGCAGCACCTCGTCCGGATTGGTAAACATGCCAGGAAGTTGCTCAACAATCTCCCTGGCAATGCTGGGGCGTGATTCCTCAATATGCTTGAGCGTTCGGCCTGAAACACGCAGCCGGCGCTGCTCACCCGTGTAGCCGTCGATGTAGATGGCAACTTCTTTCGCCGTCGCCTCGCTGATGGCACCCAGCTCAAACAACGGGTTCGGAACGACAACCCCCTTGGCAACACCACGGATTTCCTGCTCGTAGTAGGGGAGCAAATCGGATGCTGGCAGCAATTCACCGGTATGAAACTCGCGTTTTGCAGCCGGTACTACCCCTGCTTGGGCCGCGGCTGGAACGCCACGCTCTGCTGCGGGCTGATCAGGTTCGGCAGCATTGACGGGCTCGGCTCCGGCGGCTTCTGGTTTCGCTGAATCTTGCTCGGTTTTTGGGGCTTCCTCATTCGATTGGTCCTGTGTTGTTGAATTGACGGTTGTTTCTGCGCTGGGGAACTCGCGCACTGCACTCAATAGCGCATCAATCGGCGCATCCAAGCGGATTACCTTGACTGGCTCACCGGCCTCATGCTTGGCGACCCACTGGTGGTGCCCATCCAGCACATGGCCATCGGATGAAACCAGAATGGAACGGTTGTTCCCCGTGAAACCTTTTGCCTTCTCCACCTTTTCAGGCGAATACTCGGCCTGGGTCGGTTTCAGGCTCTCGGTTGGCACCTCTTCCTGCGTGCTGTCAATTCCGCGCGCTTTGAGGAAGTTGACCATGGCGCCGCGGTGCTCGGCCTTGATCTGCGGCATGTCAGCGCGCGGGACGTTCAGAGTGCCGGATTCTGGGTGGAACGCGGTCCAGTCTTTGTCAATGGGCTGGCCAGCGAGAGGATTAGATTTCGACTGGGCGGAAACTTGTGCGGCGATAACCGACTCTGGGGCGTCAGGGTGGATCGTGGCAACCACTTCTCCGCCAGCAAACGGTGTTTTTTGCCCTTGCGGAACAAACCCAAGCGTCCCGCTAGTCGGATGCCTCCAAAGTACCATCGGCTTGCCAATGGCATTTGCCTTTTGCTGGTAGCCCTGCACAGATGAAGCAACAACGTCATCCGGTGCTCCGGTTGACTTTAGCGCCTGCCATGCGGCACGCTTGCTTGCAAGTCGCTCGTCATCCGTTTGATATTGATCATTTGCTACATTTTCAGTAGCTTCCTGCGCAGGCTCTACGGGCTCTGCAGATTGATTTGCCGCCTTTTTGCGGGCCACGAATCCATCAAAAACCGGCGCAACCGTCCAATCACCGCCGCTCTCGCGCGCCCGTCGCTTGGCCTCCTGCAGCGCGGCCATCTTCACGGTAAACGGCTTGCCCATCCCATTGAGCACGTCCCCGTCCTGGGTGCCTTCGTGCAGGTAGCCGCCGTCGCTCACCACTTCATTGGTGGGCCGGGTCTGCTGTTTGCGCTGGGCAATCTTTGCCAAAGCGGCTTCGGCCTGGGCATCAATTTCGGCCTGTTGGGCTTTTTGAGCCGCCAGCGTGTCGGCGCGGTACTGTTCCTGTGCGGCTTGTACGTCAAATGCGGTTTGAGCTGTCAAGGAATCCTTGACAGTTGGCGCTGGTGCTTCACCGGCCTGCGGCAGTGGATCCGCAGGCTGGTCCGTGGCTGCGCGCTGCGCCGCCTTATCCTGCTCGGCCTGGGCCAAGCTGGCATCAATCAGCTTTTGGGTGTCTTCAATGGGGTCGCCAGATGGCACTGCAGCGGGCGCGGTATCCGGATCAACGGGCGCCACTCCATTGGCCTCGTCCAGCGCTGCCTGGGCGTCCAACTCCTGGGCCTTCGCCCACGCCTCTTCGGGCGTCAGCGGGTTCGCTGCTGCAACCATCCTTGAAATTGGGCTGTTGGGCGTGGCTGCTGCCGTGTGGGCTGCGCTCACTGCCGCCTTGCGTGCGGCTTCCTGTTGCGCGGCCTGGGCGGCTGCGGCTGCAATGGCGGGGTCAATCGCTGGTGTTGTCGGTTTGTCTGCATAGTTCTGCAGACCAACGCGCGCCAGCGTCGTGCTGCCGCCAAGGACTCCGCCAACCGCGCCGCCCTGGCCTGCCGCGCCGCCAACGCCTTCCATACGGTCCTGTTTGGCATTGATCTTGGCCACAGCGTTATTGCTGGCCAACTGACCCAACCCCTCTTCACCAGACTCTTGGGTGAATTCACCAGCAACAGACTGTGGAACAGCCTTTAGCGGAATCTTCTTCCCACCTACCAATGCGCGCTCCATGGCCGTTCCGCCTGGAAGAAGGCTTGTAGCCAGTGATGCACCAGCAGACTGCCATCCAGCGGTTGAAGACTCGCGCTTTGCAATTTCGATCTTCGCCGCGTCTTCGCCAATGCTCTTGGCCAAAGTAACAAACTCTGGATTCTGGCGCCACATATCAAGCGGCAACTCCATCATGCGCCTGTAGGTATCTCCCTTGATGTCGGACCCTTGCAACGCCATGCCAGTTGCCACTGCGCCGCCAAGACCGGCATTGCCAGCAATGCGCTTGCCAATGCTGGTGGCCATGACACCAGGCGCCACCTTTGTTGCGCCGAGCGCCAGCAACTCTGCCGCTTTTTGACCGGCTTTCATTGTCCCCATCATGGGAATCTGCTCGGCCAATGAATTGGCCAATAGGGTCGGGTTGCTTACCGCTTCATAGGCACCAGTTCCAAACTCAGCGCCAAACCGCGCCACCTTGCCACCCAAGCCATCGCCATATCGCTCTTTTGCGCTCTGTCCTGCTGCAGCAATGGCTTGTTGGGCCTTCTGCTCTTCATCACGCAGCTTTGCCGACTTCTGCATGTCAACGGCTTCGCCGTATTCATTCAGGAAGCGAATGGCTGGGTTCTCGTCGCCCTGTCGGTAGGTCAGCGCATCACCGACGCGCGCGCCAAGTTGCGCTACACCTAGTGCACCCTTGAGGGCTCCAGCGCCCATATCGGTTGCGGCTTCGCCCCAGGTGCGTACTGCGGGCGCCGGCTCGGCCACTGGTACTGGCGTGTCGTCGTAAAAGTTCACGCCCTGGAACACATGCCCATCCCCGTTCACCTCTTCAAAACGGGGTTTGGATGCTGCAATTTGACCGACTTTGGGTTTTGCCATGGGGTATTCGGACTGGTGAATGGGTTATTTGGCGGCTGCAGGGGCCTTGGGTGCTGCGGCACCAATGCCGATCACCACCGTTTTGCCGTTCACGGCGACGGTCTTGTAAACCGTGCCGGTGTTGTTGTCGCGCAGCAGCTTGTGCTGACTGGGGTCTTTGGCCAGTTCCATTGCGGCCAAGGCCTGGGGCGCCGTCAAGAATGTGCCCAATGCCGCATTGGCTTCAAACATCGAATCCGCGCGCGCCGCGATTGCCCGGTTGTTCGCCATAATCGCCGCGCCTTCTTCTGGCGTGGCAGCATTCTTGGTGTCAGGCAAGTGGCCTGCAACATCACCAATGAAGTTTCGCCGGTCGGCCAGCGCTGCTCCGGGTGGCGCCGCAGCCGCAGCAGCGCGATTACCAGCGCTTGCAACTTTCATTTGCGCCAAGAATTTGGCCTGCTCCAGCTTATCCTTGGCCATTTCCAGCTTGGCGTCGTTGTTGCTGCGGCTGGCTTCCAGGGAAATGCGCTCCTTGGGGGTGAACACATTGGCATACACCGATCCGCGCACATCGGGATTGATGACGGATCCGTCCTGCCCTACCAACTTCCATGTGGGTTTCTCAACCCCGGTATAGGGGTCTTTGCTTTTGCCGTCCTGCACGAATTTGGAGCCGGGCGGCATGCGCGCCGCGCCGCTGCTGTTGAAAGCCTCCCACGCCGCATGGGGATCATTGGCCTCCAAGTGGTTCAGGGTATCCAACACGCCCTCATTGCGCATGGTCTTGGCACGGGCAATGATCGCCTGCGCGCGCTCGGCACCGCCCGCAGCCTGCGCCAAGCGTTTTGCCAGCCGCATTTCCTTGTCGTAGGGCGTCAACCCCGCCGCCATCGGAACGCTTGCAATCTTGTCGAACATGGCCGACATGCTGGGCGATGAAAGCGATGGGAATGCGGGGTTGTAATTGGCGGATGTGTTGACGGGCGGGATGACAGGGGCCGCTGGCGCTGGTACGGCGTCGGCAGCATCCAATTGCGCACGCTCTTCCTGCTCAATTTTGTCCAGATTGTCCTTTTCGGCCCAGCCCTTGCGCTCACGACTGCGCATTTCTTCCCGGTAGGCGTCATCCGTTGCAACACGCTTATCCTGCGCGGCATCTCGGGTGCGCTGGTACTGGATGCTATCTTCTGCGCGCTTGTCCTGGGCCTCCAGGCGCGCACGGTTGGCCGCGGCTTCACTGGAGCGCTGGTAACCGTCCACAAACGCGGCAAATCCACCTTTGAAACCCATGATGTCCCCTTAACTGAAAATGCCCATGATGGCGTTGGCGCCCTTGGAAATGAGGTCGCTACCGCCCTTGCTGCCAACAATCGAGCCTAGGGCGCCCCACATATTGGAGTCCTCTTGGCTGTCCACCTTGGCGCGATCCGTGGCCGACAGGTTGTTGGACTTCCACAGGTCGCCATAGCCCCCCTGGGCGTTACCGTAGATGTTGGACACTCCACCGGCAAAGTTCAGCCGGTTGGACAGTGGCGCCTTGGCCGACTCGGTGGCTGAATTGCCAAGGTAGCCGGCCTGCTGCGCCGCCGATGTCGATTGCCCTGGCAGGTTGGCACCGAAGCCGATGGCAGTTTTCTGGCGGTCGTCGGCTACCACGCTCAAGTCGTTGCGGGCCTTGGCCGCAGAGCTTGCCCGCGCCAATGCCTCGGCCATGCCCAACTGGTTGCCAAGTGCCAATGCCCGACCAGAATTCGGATTGACCCCGGTTCGTTGCAACTGGCGGGCGTTTTGATCGCGCAGATTCTTGAACTGCCGGGTGATGCCGGCCACCGCCTCGCCTGCCACCTTGGATTGGTTCTCCGGGCTGTCAAGATTGGCGGCATCCTGGGCATACTTGTCCTGCATGCCGGCGAACTTGCCAACGCGGCCCGCCAGTGTCTTGGCAAGGTTCGCCTGCCCTGCAGCCACCCCGCCCTGCATTTCTGCCGCACCGGTCGCCGTTGCGTTGGCCGTGGACAAATCGGGGATGGCGTCAAGGTAGGCCTTTTTGCCAAAATCAAACTGGTCGTCTACGGCGCCTTGCCACTTGTCTAAATTCGGGTCTGCCATGGTGTGGCTCCTTGGGGAATTGGTAAAAGAGAATCCTGTATGGCGTCCGAGAGTGGCCTAGCCACCGATGCTGTGGCTACTACCACCAACCCCACCACCCCACAAGCTGCCGCCGTAGCTGCCTACGCCAGTGTTGTATCCGCCAGCATTTGGCACGCCACCAGCGCTGTTGGGGCCCAAGCCGAAAGGTCCGCGGTCACTTACAAACCCCGTAACACCATGGTGGTCATCGCTATCGCCAAAACTGCCCAGACTGACACCCAATTTGCTGGTATCACCCTGACCAAGCCCAGCCAATGCGTTCCCCAAGTTGACATTGCCGAAGCTGGGCCCACCACCAAAGGCATCACCCCGCGCAATGGCCTCCTGCTGCCTGACAAAATCAGGTGCATATTTGGCCTGCAGCTTGCCAAGGTTGGTCAACCCGAAACCGGCCTGCCCAAGCTGGGTGATTGCTGCCATGGTGGGGTTATTGGCGTAGTAGTTGGCCTGCCCCACATCGCCAAGGGCCGTCCATGACGGGTTATGGTCAGTCTGTGGTCCACCGTTGCCGCCCGGGCGTGCTGCGACACCCGACAAGGCAGATGCCGCCTTGGCCATTGGGCCGTCTGCCGCTGCTTCATCCTGCGCACGCTTCTCCGCGCCCTTGCGCAGCACCGCCACCGATGAACTTTCGTCAATGTTCTTCTGGATGTCCTTGGCCTTGTTGGCGATCCAGTCTTCCGGGAGCGCATCGGCGCCCCAGCCCATCTTGTATTCCTCGTCGGATGACAGGTTGAGTTTGTCCTTGTTGCTGTCCAGCAGGCGATACTGCGCCTCTTTCCGAGTCAGTGGCGGCGCTTCGACGGGCGCGTCAAGCTGGTTCCAGAAGTTCTCAAAAGTGGACATGGTGGGCCTCTATGGTCGGATGCAAAAAAGAAGGCCGCTGGGTGAACCCCATGCGGCCTATTCGTCGTAAATATCACCCACGCGAACAACAGGCGCGCGTAGATTGTTGGTGGTTTGACAGCTTATTGGGAAGGCATAGGCGGGTGTATATTTCGGCTCAACTGCCAATCTTTCCCCAGATGTACTGCGCCCACTGCTCCACCGTGAAGCCGTTGTAGAACATGCTTTGTGGGTCCAGGCTGACCTTGACCGGCGTTTCTGCGCTGTACAGGCGCCGGAACAGGTCCAACATCACCTCTTGGATGGTGATGTCGTTGTACAGCACCACATCGGATTTAATGGCCACGGCTCCAGGGTGTCGCGGGCCGGTGTTTTTGTACAATGCTTCTCCGGCCAGCGTGCCTGCGCTGGAAACTTTGGCCTGCACCTCTTCAATGGCCGCGCGCAGGGCAGATTCCACCCGATTGGGGTCGAAGGCGGTATCCCGTGTGATGGACCGGGCGGCATCGTCGGTGCCCATGGAGGCCTTGAACTTGGCATTGCTCAAAATGCCGTCCACCAGCATATCCACAGGCAGCACGCCGTACATGCCGCCGCCCAGGTCAATGCGCAAATCGCTGGCGTTTTGCCGCTTTGGCGATGCAGTGAGCGCTGCAACCTGCTGGCGCAACTCTTCCAACTCGCGCCGCGTCACCGCCGCCTCCGCAGGATTGCCACGCACGCCCGCGCGCACCTCGGCATGCTCCGTAAGCGCCCGCAGTGTCGCCGCCAGAGCCGTGTCGCTGGTCTTGTAGACCGGAATGCCTGGCAATTTGATGGGTCCGGTATCGCTCATAGCGCCTTCAATTCTTCCGTTGTGCTGGCCAGCATCACGGATGTGACCCGGCTTTTGGATTGCACATCCAATTGGTGCTCAAGGTATCTGCCGGGAGGCAGCTTGAATGGCTCGATGCTGGTCGCCACTTTGGTGTGCCGCAGCGCGCCATCGGCGTACCATGCCAGCGTCACCGGGCCCGCCTCAAAGTCGCTCACCACCTTGCCCCAGGCAAACGGCACCTGGGCTGGCATGCCCATCAACCCCGATTTCCATTGCCCGGTTGCGCGCGCACCGGATGGAGAAAACAGGCGCTTGACCTTGCCGTTGTCGGCCACATAGGCGGCATCCGTCACCACGTCATCGAATACCGCCGTCGCCGGGATGTCGTGCCGCGTCAGTTTGCGCGCTACCATGTCCAGCCCGTAGCAGCCACCACCATTGCCGGTGTACCAAAAGTACAGTACGCCGTCGTGCACCACCGCAAAGATGGATTCCGGCGCCAGCTTCTGCCAATCCTCATTGGAAAACAGGCCTGCCGTGGCAATTTCCACACCGGCCTGGCTGGCAAAGCAGTAGCCATCGGGGGATGCGTAGAACACACCGCCCTCTGCGGCCACCATGGATCGACGACTGACGCATGGCTGTTTGACATCCAAGTTCTGCTCGGCCATGGAAGCCGAATCCGTACCGCTGATGATGTACGGCACGCCACGGGTGCCAACCAGCACCGAGTTGCCGAAGGCGCACAGGCCCACTACCGGGTAAGCCAAGGCAATTTGGTACTCAACCGGCCATGCGTAGGGGGTATAGGGCTCACAGAACGCAACGGTGTTGCCGAAAAATCCAGCAACCACCCCATTGGACAGGTTCACAAACCCCTTGATGTTGCTGGGTGGCTCCATCCATGTCGTTGTCACCAACTCTTCGCCCAAATCCTCCGACAACCGCCCGTCGATATGGGCCAGCGTGCCAACCAGCCCGGAAATATCGGGCACGCGCTGCATCACCCAGGCTCCGCCGTTCCACGTCTTGGTCACGGAGTAGGTCTGCCCTTGGCGCCAGTCGGATTGCGTGGCCCGGTCGCCCACCCGCAAAAGGCTGGTATCGGTGTACACGTCAATGCTGGTGCCAATCAACCCCCGGTGGTTGAAACTGATTTGCCAGTTCGCCACGATGTCGCGCCACTTGTTGGAAGTCTCCAGGCCTGGAACCACCGCGTTGGTAGAGCCAATATCCGGACTGGCCAGTGGCGCCGGTACTGTCGCACCGATGGACAATTCCGCATCGAGCTGGAACTTCTTTTCGGTCAAACTGCCATTGGAGCGGTAAATGCGCCATTTTGTGATGTCGGCGCGCGGCACGGTGGGCTGCTTGATGGAAACCAGGTCGTTTGGCCTCACCTCCACCATGTCGCTTACCGGGCTCGGGGCCGACTCGTCGCCCAAAGCGGTAACGAACGTGGTGACGTACAGCCTGGGCTCCACCGCGTCTTCGGTGTCCAGCACTACCAACCCGTCCGCATCCTGATCAGTGCGCTCAAGGCGCTTGCCGGCAAAGTAGTCGGCCACCACCGTCCGGATGTTGGATTTCAGGGTGGTGACGTACAGCGCCTCGATTTCCTGCGATATTTCGCTGGCGAGCTTCTGCGCGGCCACCATGCGCGCCACCGCTGCGGCGTGTTTGGTCTTCCACTCGGACAGTGCTTTGTCGAATGCCGCCTTGCGTGTCACAAAGTCACTCGCCGTCGTGTCGGTCGGCTCCGCAGGGCGTGTGGCCGCTTGGATGGACGTGTACCCTGCCATGGCGAAGTCGCTCACGGCCCCGTCCAGCCGGTGTCGCAACTGCAGCACCTTGGCATTGTTGGGCGACATCAGGGCGGCGAGTTCATTGGAAAACGTGGTCAACTGCCCCGCATCCCACAGCGCTTCGGTCGGGTTGCTTGGGTTCTTGAACCCGCTCATGGCCGTTTTCAGGCCCGCCGTGTTGACCACACCCCACAGAGGAAGGCCCGCAATGCCAATCCAAATTGGCGTGGTGTTGTCGAGCGGGTCGTAGGCAAATACACCGCCCAGTTGGGGGTTACCCATCCCTTCCGGCGTCACAAACATGGCCGGAACCCGCATCATGATGTTCCACGGCTCGTACAGCCCGCGCTGGGATTTCGGATCGCTTTCTGGCAAACCTTTGGGGAAATACTCGTAGACGCCCGGACTTGCTCCGATGTACTGCTGAGGGTCGAACCTTGTCACGCCAGCGATGGAACTGCCGTAAATCGTTCCGGTCAGCATCTTCTCGCCGCTCGGGCCAACAAACCGGGAGGAAAACTGGTCCTCGGACGTGTTGTTGGCAATCATCTGCACCACAGCGGGCACCAGCGTCTGGTTCAACCACTCGTTGGCCTTCGCGTAGGTGAACTTCTCCGTTGTCAGCAAAGACAGTTGCGGCTTGGCCGGAGCAGGCACACCAAGCGGGTAATCGGCGCCCAGGTTGTTGATGACCCGTGGCGCCTGAGTGCCGCTGTTGTACGACAGGTAGGTTCGCTCCGTGGCATCCTCTGCCACCTGCCCGCGCACATAGTTGATGTCATCCACCGAACTGATCCACCCGGCAGTAATGTCGGCCAGCAACGCGCCGGATGCGTCAAGCTGTTTTCGGTACAGCGTGACGGCCCCGTTCGCGGCAACGGTAACGTCCGATGCCCCCATGAGCGGGCGAAAGTCCGCCGATGTGGCCAGCAAGTTGGCATTGATGCTGGCCCCGCCCTGTGTCAGCTTGCGGGCTGGCACGCGCGGGAACTCGCCGCCGAAGTTTTCAATCTGGATTACGGCCATGCGGCACCCTTTGCAATTTTTTGCAGCCTACTTAGGCCAAGCCTCACGCAGCATCAAGGCGTCACTGGCGTGGCGATCAGCCGCTCCTGCCACGCTTTGAAGCTCTGTTGCGCACGCAGCGAATAGCTCACGGACGGTATCTGTTCGGTCAGGGCAGGCGGCTGTGGTAGCGTCTGTGGCGGGCACGGAATCGCGGATGGCGATGCGCAGCCGGTCAAGTTCAGAACGAGCGCTGTCCAGATCACGGCGCAGGCCAGCAGCCCGAATGCTTGACGCGCTCTGCGCAGCGATGACGCTATCAGCCCTGCGAATAGCTGCCGCTGCTGACTGTCGGACTTCAACCAGTTTCTGTTCCGCATGCTCTTTCTCCTTCGCGCCATAGCGCCATGATTGAATCTGCCACCCAGCACCAAAACCCGCTGCTGCGATGACAGCAGCGATGATGAGTTGTGGCGTCATTTGTCAGCCCCAGGTGATTTGACTTTCTGCACCGTGTTGCCCGCGATGTACGCCCCGACGGTGGCGATTACCACCAGCGCATAGGTGCTGCCAGCGGGGTCCAGTTTGCCCCACCACTGCAAGACTGTTGTTGCCGCGCCAGCGCCAAGAGCCAGTAGAAAACGCCGCCCGCCAGTAGATTCGATGGTTTGTCGGATCATGGTTGCATCCCCGCTTTATATTGGGCGATGGTCAGTCCGCCAGTGTCTTGGCAGTGCGGTTTGTCCACGAAGCCAGCCCAGCGACCGCCCCATTCAAGGCCAACGCTTTCAGCCAGTGCGCCGCACTTGGCCCACGTTTTGGCATCGTCCCACACGGCTTTTCCACCAACCACAGGCACAAAGTCAAAGGCCCTACGCCAGTTGTGAAAGCTGTCGCCGCCGCGCACATTCGTTACCTTCTTGCCGGGCGCCGTGCGGCCTTGCGCGTAAAGTGCGTTCTGCGACTCCGCATCGCGGTACGTGCTGGTGATGATCACATCAATGCCGTTGGCAGCGCAGGCAGAAATAAACGCCCGGCACTTGGCGGCAACGATCAATTGCAAGTCCTCAATCTTTCTGGAGTTGATCACGCTTGCTCTCCTGTTGATCTTCCATGCGCAAGTGATGCGCGTGCCTAGCTAGTTCGTCGGCAAAAACGTGGTCGCTGTTCTCGTGCGCAATTTTCGCGGCGACGTCCAATTCTTCCGCACGCTCCAGCTTTGACTTGTGCGGTGCCGGGGTCATTTGTCGGCCTTCCCGTCTAGCTTCGATTCAATTTTGTCGAGCTTGGCGAATAGCGCGGTTGTGAGTTTGTCAAGGTCATCCCGCTTGACGTATGACCCAGCCACCAGTAGCTCGATGGCCTGCACTTTTGTTGCAAGGTCACTGTCCGATGTCTGAAGCCCCCGAATGCTCTCTTTGAGATTGTTGAGTACCCAGCCACAGAGGAAGGCGACAGCGCCCAAAGCGATATTGAATGCGGTTTGCATGTCCATCTACACGTCCTTGCTCACAAAAACCAAAGGTGCCCCGCGTTTTTGCGCGGCAAGCACCACGGCGGCTGGTGTATATACACGGCCTAAATCAATGCTGTCTTGGCGGGCGATGGTTGCAACCAACTCCGCGCACTGCCAGCGCTCGTCTTCGGGTGGCGTGCCAAATGGCGAAGCCATGGCCTGCAACTGGCTGTATTCGTCGCCCACGTAGGAGAGCGCCAGTGTCTCGGTGGACTTGCGCCAGTACGCGCCCATCTGCACCCAGTAAAAATCACCCAGCTTGGATAACGGGTAGATTCGGACCAGCGGCATCACGGCCTCAATCACAAACACGCGATCCCCCACCACCCAAGCGGTGCCTACGTGGCTGTACTCGGAGCGGGTGAACAGGCGAACGAACCAGATTTTGAGGTCGCGCCATGATTTGATGCCGCGATGGCTCCAGGCAATGATGTCGCCGGAGCGGATCATGGGGCGGGCTTGGCGGTACTTCATAGCACCTTCACCCCGCGTTTGTAAATGTCGCCCGTTCCAATGTCAATTTCAAAGATCGGCGTATTGCCGTTCTTGATTGCAACGCGCCAGTTGTCAGACAGGCTCAGGGTGATGGTGTCGGTACCCTCAAACGAAATCGTCTGCTTGTGGCCCAGCCTGATAGCGGTGCTGCACTGGGCCTGCGATGTGTCGATGCCAACGATGTACTTGCCAAGCAACTCCACGCCACGCACAGCACCGGCCACACAGGACTTGATACTAACCCCGGCTAACTTGATTCCACGCAACCACGCGCCGTAGGTCCAGTAGGCAAAGGGGTTGGAGTCTGAAACACTGGAGCGGAGGGCAGCGGTTGCGCCAACAACGGCGGGCTTGTCCACGACCTCGTTCCCGCCTGCACACATCACATCCAGACCGATGCGCGAGCCGTTGTCCTCACCCTTCGTCCAGATGTCCACCTCTGCGCCCACACAAGCACCTTCTCCACGGTGGTCATGTACTTCAAGTACCCCAGCCCAATTTGTCGCAGAGCCGTACTTGTTAGCCTTGCTATAAAAAGCGCAATGTTCACGGCGGACTCCAGGTTTGCTGTCAGCATAGTTGTCCATCTGCGCGTACAAGTTCCACTCGAACCCGTCTACGTTGCGACCTACGATGGTGTAGCTGTAGTTGACGCAGTTGATCTTCGACCCGCCACCGATGGCGTTGGTCAAGTCACGGATGGCTACTGCGCCGCCGTCCGTACCGCTGTTGGTGTCTGCGGGGTAGATCATGCGAAGTACAGCTTGCGCAGCGCGAGGTTGTCAGCCGCAGACACTGGCGTGGTCAGGATGGCGGTTTGCAAGGCTGCGTCCACCGCAGGCACCACGGTGCCGACATAGGCCAGCGATGTGGCTACATCAGGGCGCTGCAAGTCGATCCAGTGGCGGGCGCCAATGTCAACCAGGATGGCCTTGATAACGGGGTCGGTGCTGGTGAGCACGTCCATTTTTGCCGCGCCAAAGCGGTCAAAAAAAGGGCCTTTGTCGATCAGCCATTCGCAGGGGTCTACGACTGCCGGAGGCGTTGGAATTACAGGCGCTGCAAGAACACCATTGGAGTAAGTCCATCCGGGGCCAGCCACATCGCTCTGCACCCAGTTTTGGCCCATAGCAGCGTCTGCCAGAACGACATTTACAACAATGCCATTTTCAATAATTGCGTATTTCATGGTGATGTCCTTATGAGTAGAAGCGGAATACTGCGAAGCCATTGCCCCCAGTGCCAGATGCCAACCCGCCACCTCCGCCACCTCCACCGTTACCACCATTTCCGCCAGTTGTGGTAACGGCATTCGAGCCCGCAGCAAGCAGCCCTCCCCCACCACCTCCACCACCGTTGTTCCCCCCTGCACCGGCACCTCCTACCAGCCCTGTCAGACCCCATATAGAAACGGATGCCATTGACCCGCCAGTTCCTCCGCCACCACCAGTGCTCGAAGCTATCCCGCCTCCGGCTCCTGCTCCGCCTGTCGCCCCACCATTTCCGGCATTCCCGGCACCACCACCACCACCAGAGCCTCCGCTGACTCCTGCGCCGCCAGTTGCGCATCCCCCACCGCCACCCCAACCACACGCCCCATCTGTTGGCGTTGTAGATGAAGCATTGCTGCCATTTGCGCCGAGGCCGTTGAAATATGCGACTAAAGCCGCGCTGCCAGTCAATGTGTGCGGTGCTGTTCCGCTGCGTGTTGCAACATCACATGCAGACCAAATAAGGCCGGTTTGAGAGAACGGGGGGGCACCGGGGCAACCCGCAGAACCCGCTCCGCCGCCGCCGTACAAGGCGCTTTTTGCTGCTGTCGCTCCGCCACTACCGCCGCCAACCGCAGCGTATGTAGTTCCTCCGGAAGAAACTGAAGTCGTTCCTCCGCGTGTGTCGGCGGCACCGCCTGCCCCTACCGTCAAAACAAGCGGCTGCCCTGTCACCGGAATGTTATATATCTGGCAACCACCAAATCCCCCACCACCGGCACTGTTAATACCCCCACCTCCGCCACCACACAACAAGGCTTCAATTCGTTTGGTGCCAGTAGGGACGTAGACGGTCTGCGAGGTTTGCAGCACCGCAGTCTGTGTGTACTTTGTAATGGCAGCGCTGCTGCCGTAGTCAAACGATCCCATGATTAAAACGCTCCACCAACCATGCCAACCAAAGCCAACTGCGACGCCACTTGGGACGTTGCGTAGAGCTTGTGGGTAGCCGATAACACAAAGCCAGAGTAGTTTTTCTGGAGTTGAAACGCAGGTGCTGTGGTGCTAGGCGTAACTACCGTCACAGCCAACTCGTCAATCGGGTAGCCGTTGGTGCCGTCATACAGCCAGATCACTACTTGCCCTGCCAGCGTGGTGCCGGTGCCTTGGATGAAAATCTGGTCCACCCGGATGCCGTTTGTATTGGTGTTGGGGGAAATCAGCACACCGTTTGTTGGTACACCCGTGCTGACGGCACGGGAAGTGTTAGCCGTTGCGCTCAGGGCTACGGCTTGGCTGATTGGGGTTTGTGTAAAAACGGGGGTTGCGGTCATTGGCATTTAGAGTGCTCCAAAAGTGTTTGCAAGATAGATGGAGGATGCTGCACCCCCACTAGAAATTACGATGTCACCAGATCCAAGCAGGCTGGCGCCGTTCACCGTCTTGATGTTGGTGCCAGATACAAGTGCCTGTTGGTAGTAGGTGCCTTGCTGGCCATCGAGCAGATCGGCATCAAGACCGGAGCCAGCGCCATCGGATCCTTCGTGCCAAATCTTGTAAGAAACCGCACCCAGGCTGAAGCCGCCGATCTTGAAGAAGTTATCAGTATCAAGGCCAACATGCACGGCATGTGCGCCGGGTCGGTGAAATGTCATGAACGCAGCGCCAGCCGTACCCGCTGTACCTTGTGATGTGACATCCAAACCAGAAGTCATCCCGGTAGCCGCAGCAATGGTGGTGCTGGGGGGCAGGTAACCTCCAGCGCCTGAAATACTGCCTCGCCCCGTAAAAATGGGGTTCAGTGCATTGGACTTCAATGCCAAATCCGTGTTGTCCGCAATCGTCCCGTCACGGTCCTGGAAGGTGTAGGTTCTCGCCGCCGTGTTGCTGTTCGTGAAAAAACTCGTGAACGTGTTGGCCACGTTCTTGAAATTGATCTTGAACAGTGTCAGTCCTGCATACCCACCTGTTGCATCCTTGGCCGCTAATGTTTGTTTCAGCGCATCATTACCGTTCAGCTTGTTGACGGCCTGCAGAATCGTATCGGTTGCCGCCACCGTGCCTGCGCCTGATGTGTAACCCGTCAACACTTTGCCGATGACCGCCGAATTCGTCAGCGTCACAGCAAACGACCCAGTGCCAGAGCCTGTGGCCTCACTGGTAAGCGTGATGGTCTGGTCGCCGGTATTGGTTCCGCTGTTGGTGCCGGTGATGTCCGATGTCATGGCCACCGTGCCGTCTTTGTCGGGCAGTGTCCAGGTGCGGGCTACCGTCGCTGCAGTGGTGAACCAGCTCGTCACGGTATTGGCTGCATTGCGAAGGTTCAGCTTGAACAACGTCAACCCAGGGATTCCACCCGATGCATCCTTGTCACCGGCCTGCTGGAGATTTTCCAGAGTCGCCTTGGTCACGCGCATCGCAAAGTAATCACCTGCCAAATACGCCTTGGCTGTGGTCCCCTCCTGGGCTCGCAACACCGTCAGGCGGCACTCACCCGGGAATGTGACGGTATCCACCGCCGTGACCTTCATCACCTCGATGGTCGATTCCACACTGCCAGCGCGCTTGAGCGCCGTCATCATGTAGTAGTCGCCCCCTGTTGGGTTGGTCATCGCCGCTGATGTGCTGGTGTTGACCTGCAGAATCCCGTATCCCAACTCGGTGGCCGGCGTACCCGTCACCGGGGTATCCTTTATCGCAGTGAGAAAGGTTGTCTCAACATTGTTTAGAAATAGCTGTTTATTCGCCATGCTAGTAGTCCTTCACTTTGACGCGCAATTCGACTTCTTTGCGCCGTCCGTCGTTGGTGTAAGCCAGGACTGTGACCTTGTAAGTGGTGCCGGATGTACCTCCGTTGATCCACACCTTGACCCTTGGATGCTGGATGGCGTAGCCCACCGTGAGCCCGACTGGTGACGCCGAAACGTCCGCTGCAATCACCACGTCATCCGCAGGAAAAAACTCGCTGTAATCGAGGTCGTAGTCCCGTTTTTCATTGGGCTGCTGGGTAATGGTCGCAAGAAATGCCATGCGCTACCTCACATAAAAAAGGTTGTCGATGAACGGGACAACAAAGGTTTCGTCCGCCACTTCATCGAATGGGTAGAACACCGTTTGATTCGCGCTGACGTAGCCCACCGCCTCTGCATTGCCTGCCACGGCAGAACGCACCAGCGCACGGTCCACCACTGCGCTTATGGCCGACGCATTGCATGGAATTGCCGATCTGGCACCGATGCGGGAAATCACCACACCGTTTACCGTGACCGTTTGGACAATGGGCTCACGGGCGTACACGCGGGTGAATGAGTGGGGCACCGGGGATGCACTGGCGTAAGCGAATTCGCTGGCGTTGTCCCTTGCAAACCGCTTAACGAACGGCGTGGCCTGGGCTTCTCCAGTGCTATTTACCGGGCTGCGAACAATCACCCGTGCCGTGATCGTGGCAAGTGCCGACAGAACGCCGTCGATGACGGTAGTCGCCGCAATGCGCGATGTGGCAACGGGGATCGCAATCGCATAGCAATAGGCAAATATCTGCGACCGCACGGTGGCATCGAGCGATGACCCGTTGATCGCAAAACCATTGATACTGCCTGTGTTCATGCGCTTACACCAGGGTCAGCGTGTAGTCGCCTGCGCTGCCGGTGCTGTCCACCAGGTACACATCGTTGATGTTGAGCGTCTTGGTGGCGCTCAAGGGGTGGCTGTACAGCAATGTCGCAGTGCCGTCCGTAGGATTGGCGCCCTCGACAATGCCGATGTGGGTGATATTGGCCGCAGCACCGGTCACTGGCGGGAACTCCACGCGGGTGGTGTTGTACGTCACGCCGTTGGTGGGAGCAGCCCATGCGCCGGTCAGAACCCGCACGTACCACGCTGCCGACACTTCGGTGCCCGCCGTGAAAGCGTCCGTTGGGTCCGCCGTGAACAGGGCAAAGTACAGATTGCGAATGGTCGGCGCCGCCTGCCCGCGCAAGTGGTTGTTGATGATGGCGTTGGCCGAAGAATTTGAAAAACCGGACATGGATGTGGCTCCTTATGCTTTGGGGGTCGGGGTCGGCTTCACGCCTGCTTGGGACAGGAAAGAAGCCATGTGGGTGGCGGAAAGCTGTGCATTTCCAGCGAATTCGGCGTCCTTGTCGTAGGCACGCGCCAGCACGTAGTTCAAAAGCGCGTTGTCCCACTGGTCAGGCACGGAAATGTCACCCGTAACAGTTGTGTAGACCGCTCCACCGGGCGCGGCAACATCCGTCGGGTAGGCGGCAATCAGCAAATCGACCGATGCACCAGCCGCAGCGGGCGGGTATAGCCAAAAAGTGCGGGGATCGCGCTCGGGGTCGAACATGAAATTCGTGGCCACCTTGGATGCGGTGCTGCTGGCCCAGTCGCGCGCCGTGGCGTCCATAACGTCTTTGTCCACCTTGCGGATGACGCGCCGGTTGCCGCTGGTGTTACCCAGAACGTCCATCAAGGCCATGGCATTGGCTGGAATGGTTTGGCGTGCACCAAGGGCTGGGACAAAGGCAACGGTTGTCGCCCCCACGTCATTGCGCACCGCAATCAGGGCCCGCTGACCGTCATTCAGGTACTCCACCAACTCGGTGGCCGGGTGGCGCACGCCTTCCGGGTCTTGCAGCGTCGTCTGTGCGCGTTTGATGATGGATTGGGCAGTGATGGTCATGATCAAGACCCAAATGCGCGGTACTTGGCCCGCAGGGAGCCTGGTACCCGGTCGTGCTGCTCGGCAATGCGGGCATCCACGATGCCGGCATCAAAAAGTGTCTTGTGGTACGCCGCCAGCACCGGGTTCGACCAAGCCACGCCGGGCATCATCAAAAGTCGGGCCTTGGCGCCGCTGGCGATAACTTCCATGTGCTGCTGGCCCAGGAAGTCTGGCAGCGTGGAGGCGCCGGAAACCGGAACGAACGCCGCGCGCACCGTCATGGACTGGCCCGTGGTGTTGGCGGGTGTGGGGTAAACCCGGATGCTGCCGCGCGTGCCGGATGCGTTGTAGTAGCTGGGCTCACTGCCCTGTGCGGTTTGCCAGTTTGGCAGCACCTGGGGCAATTGGTCCACCGTCACGGGCACCAGGCGCGTTCCGCCAATGGTCACATCGCGCACCGTCAGGGCATACGCACCGGATGGGCAATCAATCTCGTATTCAGGCTCGCCATCGACCAAAGGAATAGGGTCTTGCGCATCGGTCCAGGCCAATGTCTTGCTGCAAAACTCAGCCGCGGAAGAAACAATGTGCTGCTTCACCAGCGGGTCGGGCGCGCCGATCACCTCGGGCAGCACGTAGGGTAAAAAATCGTCTGTATTCATTGCGGCCAGCCTTCACGTCGCAGAAAAGAAAAAGGACTGCGCATTGCTGCGGCAGTCCTTCATGGCTTGCGGGCTGGGGTTACAGGGAAACCGGCAGCACGTCCACGTCGTAGAACGTGGCGTTCAGGTTGGCGGCATCCAGCAAGGTCGTGCCTGGCGTGAACGTCACGGCGCTGGTTGGCGCCACTTTGATGACGCCGATGGCGGTGTAGCCTGCGGGCTCGACGGGCATGGCGCCAGTACCGGTGTAAATCTTGCCCAGGTCATTGGGGAATACCTGCGTTTGGCCGGCGTAGGAGCCCTGCGACACCGCAACCGTACCGGCAGCGTTGAGCGAAAGCACGTAGTACACGGTGGTGTTGGTGGGCTGCACGTAGGCGGCAACACCCGCAGCGACCGGAGAACCAAAGCAGTCATGCGTGACGGCGATGGACTGGGCCGACAAAGCCGCTTTGGAATACAGCACGCCATCCACCGAGTAGGTGGTAGCGCCCGTGGTCTTCACGGTGGCCGCGCCGCCCGCATTGATGGCCAGGGTGGCTTTGGTCAGGCAGCGATTGGCCAGAACCTTGCGGACTTCGGCGGAAACGATTTGGGAAATAGAGGACATGGTTTGACTTTCGTTACGTTGTCACGAAACCCTTGCGGGCAATGAAAAAGCCGCCCATCCAGGCGGATAAGGCGGCTCGGGCTCCCAATTGCTTTGGGATTACTTAGGCTGGAACAGCCGAAAACGGGAAGCGTGGGATGTTTTGCTCGATAACGGCGTCCCCAACCACCTTGTGTTTGGTGGTCACGGCGTTGCGCAAGCCTTCCAGTACCCTTTCAGGAACCCGGCATGGAACTCCGCGCGGCAACTGGTACAGGTAGCCGTTTACACACAGGT